TTCTTCTGGAAGTACTTAACGTCTTCTAGTTCTCCAAGGTTCTGACCACCAGGTAATGTAGTAATCTCAGTTCCTCTTCCACCTTCTCTTCTAGGTAACCAGAAGTCTTCCAACATGGACATGAACTTCTTGTCATCCTTTATCTCACCAGTGTTTGCATCGTATACAAGTTTGTTTCTGTAACGACCCATTACCTCACGAAGGTATTGCTCTGCCTTATTCTTAGGTAGATTACCAACATCAATATAGAAAATTCTTCTTTCTGGTGCTCTTGATAAACGGTAGATAACAAGAGAGTCTTCAATCATTCGCAGTTGGTTAACTGCTTTAATTGCTTTGTGTAAATGAGACAAGACCATGTTCTTGTTAAGGTCTTGAATACCAGAGTGACAATATGTAATTGAATCAGCAGCAATTTTCATACCCTGATTTGTTGCGTTCCTCAAACCTTTAGGGTTGTAAAGGAAATAAGAAGCACTCTGCTGTGTAAGTTGTTGATTTAAATCTTGTGTCCTTAAAGCTTCTGGTCTCTTTGCTTCGTACTCAGTAACCTTACGGATCTTACGTGGATCGATATAACGTAGTTCTACCAAACCCTGTCTTGGTTTCTTAGGATCAATTACCTTATGATAAAAAAGTCTTCCGTCCACATACCAGCGTCGGAAGATCTCATATGATCTATTATCAAAATCTAAAAGTCTAAGAATCTCATCGAATTCTTCTCTTATTAAAGTTTTAACTTTGGATGATACTTTTAAGTTGGATAATTCAACTGAAATAGGTACATCATCAAAGTTCCCGCAAATAGTTTCATTGACTACATCATCAACTGCACTATCACATTCTGGTTGTAAAACCATCTCTCTATATCGAGAGATTAATTCATATTCATTTCGGAGTTGTCCATCAAAATCAACAGAATAGCCATAGTAACCACCACCTACAATAGGTTGTGATCCATCTAAACTATCCTTTTGAACAAAAGAAGGTCCCTTGGGAACCTTCTTCGCTCTTTGTAATGAAAATCCGAAGAGCTGTTGTGCCATTATGTTATAAAATAACTAGTCCTGATCTATTTAGTAGGGTTTGAAAAACCTTATTAAGAAGCGATTGGAGTCCAGTACTGAACCTGTAATTCAACAGTGAATTCTTCAACAGCATCGTTGTTACCGAAATCAAGATCGATAGCAGCAATGTTACTTGGGAATACGTTAAAGAACTTATAACTTTTCAGTATCTGTGGTTCATCACCAGTCTTCAATCCACGTGAAAGTTGATGAACTTTCATATCAGAGAAGTAACCAGTTGAATCATCACCGTCACCAAGTCCTGCAGCAGCAGTAAAGTTCTCGTTGTATGCTTGTATAGAAGAAGCCCACTTTTCAAATGCGGTTCTAATTCTAAATGCACTGTCGTTCATTACAGTGATTGTCCAAGGTTCAAATGTTCTGTCTCCAGCAATCTTTAAAGTTCTTCCTCTGAACGGAACTTCAATAACACCTAACTGTGAAGCAGGTAAATTTGCTGCTCTTACTGTGAACTTACCCAATTTGAGTATGTCAGCGGCTGCATTTATTTCATTTGGAAATGCTAAATCTACTTGGAATAGATTGGGTCTAGCAAAGTCAGCCGCGACGTTTGCCTTAAAAGCATCAATGGTACCTCTTTCTGCCATGATTTATATACGATAAAAAAACTCCTATGTGATATTATTTAGAAGTATGAATATTTTCACGCAAAAAAAGAGACCCTTGCGGGTCTCTGATCCATCTCGAACTCGTTACTATTTAGTTAGCAACCTCAGTAAATGCAACTCCAGTTCTGGTTGCAACGAAGGTTAGAGTGATGTAGTTAATTGTGCGTGTTGGTTTCACGAAGATCTCTGCGTAGAACTCACCACGATCAACAGCCTCAGGTGTGTTGTTTGTGCTATCGCACTTAACAATAAAGTCTGTAACACCTCTACGTCCTTGAACATCCCTTAGATAAGGTTCGATGATATTAACAAAGAGTGATCTTTGTGACTCATCGTTCTGTTCAAAGAGTTGTGCCTTAGCAGCACTTTGGATAACTCTCTCAATAACCAAGAACAAGCGACGAACGTTAATTCTGTCAAATGCACTTGCGAATCCAAGAGCAGTCTTATCACCGAATAGTACCACACCCTGACCAGGGAATGCTACGATTGGGTTAATCCTGTTTGCGTATAAAATATCACGCTGTGTCTTTGTAGGTGTGTATGCAAGTTTGATTGCGTTTCTTAGAACACCACGTTGAAAACCAGCAGGTGAGAACCATGCTTCAGAAACTTCAGTTGTCTGTAAACATAGACCTGCCATGTCACCGTTACAAGGGATGTAACGATATACGTCACTATACTTGTCGTAGATATACTTGTATCCAGAATCGAATACCATGTAAGAAGAACTTGGAAGTTGCTTCATGAAGTCTACGATGTTATTCGTAATTGTAGTTGTATTAGTTTGACCAACCACGTTACCTCTACGAGGTGAAACGAATACCATGCAGTCTCTACGCTCTTCAACGATGTTGACTAGAGAACTAATCTTAGCAATTGCACCTGAATCATCTGTTCCAGCAGGACCAGTTAATAGGAAGTCAATTGTTTGTGACTCAGGATCTTCAACTAATGTGTATGCACCAGCAACGTCTGTATTTGTTATAGTGTAGTTACCACCACTTATAGCATAGTCAGCACCACCTGCTAGTCTGTAGTAGTTAGTTGAGTTGTTCTTAGTACCAAGAGTTTGGTTAGCAGCAGGATAGTCAACTGTTCCAGCAGAAGACTGTAGTAGGTTAAACTGTCTTCCATCAGCAGTTTGTCCCCAGATACCATCACCAGCAACAGCAGTTGCAGAGTAAGTAGTTCCTTCGTGCTCACCCCAGTAGATATACTGTGAACGTTGCTTAAGAACATCAACGTAGTAGTTTGTTTCTCCAACAGAAGTCTTAGCATCAGATGCTTTTGAAAGACCAATGTAACGCTCAAGTAGAGCACCAACTGTTCCTGTGATCTTACCGTCAATGTCAACTACAAGGATATGTAATTCGTCACGGTGTCCACCTACACTGTTTACATAGAGTGAAGTTTCTGGTCTTGGAGCAACGTTGATCCACTTAACACCAGGTAGATACTCACGCTCTGCATACTCAGTACGGATAGTTGTAACTGTTACGTTAGTAGAGTTAGTATCAGCAACGACATCAGAAGCAGCAAAGTCAATACTACCTTTGTTCTTAACGATATAAAGTTTACGCTCAATACCTACGTTAATTGCAGCAGTGTTTGTTCCCTGTGTAATTACTTGGTTATCTATGAGGATACCTGTAACACCACCAGAAGGTAGACCGATTTCTAATTTCTTATTAACTGCGTCATATGCAAGGACGTTAACAGATTCCTGAGAACCACCAATGTTAATTGTGGTAGCAACTCCTTCAACAAATTCACCAACGATGGTGTCAATGTCAAGAACGATTGAATAACTATAAACTTTACCAGCAGCACCAGAAGCAGCAGTTACAGCAGCGTTAGCAACAAACTCATGCTCGTTACCTGAACCAGGTGCAGGAAGAACAGCGATATGATCAGCACCAGCGTCAGTTACGAATATACCAATTGAGTTACCTTTGCTTCCAGCAGTCTTGGCAGCCCATGTCCAACTGTTATTAGCAGGTTCGTAGGTTGTTTCGTAGTTTTGGAAATTCTTAATTAAAGGAGCAGTTCCAGTATTAACAGCGTTCTTCAGTGCGTCAGAATTTACACGGATGGTTTTTAGAAGTCCACCGTAAGATAAAAATTGTGATGCTGTAAACCAGAACTCGTAGTTTGCATCGTTTGGTTCACCAAATGTTTCGGCAAGTGCTCTCTCAGAAGCGATCTCAACAATCTCTTCAACTGGACCTGACTCAAATGGTGCTGCTAAAACGCCTATGTTTGCAGATGATACAGTAGAGATTGTTGTCAGATCTCTTTCCTGTACTACTACACCTGGCGATGATTGATTGGCTGCCATGTTTATATACTCCTAGAAAATGCTTTTCGCTTGTCTAAGATTATTTATATTTTTGAAACGTCACCTAAAGTCTACCATATGCTGAATATCTCCATATTCCGCGATCTCCCATCTCTCTCCTTGAACGTCTACGATAACATCATCTTCTAGGCCATCATTGACAAATCCGAATGGAGCCATATCTTGTTCTATAGAATCTCTTTGGTCTGCATAGATACGAGCTCGAACATCGTTATCATGCATCTCCTTAAAATATTCTTGCATTGCCATCCACGCAAAAATAACTAAACACATAGCAAGGTCATCATGACACCCATCTTCTGCTTGGAAACTATTTCCTTTCTGAATGAATGTAGTTAGTTCTGCGATAGTATCATAATCATTAATGAGTAATTTATCATCTTCTATTAATGCCTTAAGGTTAGAACATCCTACCTGTTTAACAGCAGTACTCATCTTTACACCGAGTTGTGTTTTCTTACCTGAGAATCCCTGTCCTAATTGTTGACCTGCTCTTCCCCTCATAGCAACCATTAATAAATTTTCATATTCCAAATCATATTGAATGATGTCTGCTACTTGTCCACCAATATCATTTACTTCACATAGAATGTATGCATTATTATAATTCTTTGCAACATCAACAACTATATTGGGTAAGATAATAGGTTTGATCTGATTATTTTTATACCTTGCTACTAACTTATATGGTAACGTAGTTGTGTCTAGGACGCAAAATGCAGAATAATCTCCACCAATGCCACGAGATACATCAACTGTAAGTATATAATTGTGTTCCTCAATCGCTTGCTCATAAACTGCTAAACCTCTATTCTGTATAATTGGATCATTGTAAGGCATCACCCTTAATTTACTAGGACTGATTAATGTATCAACAGATCCTAAGAACTCACATTCAAACTCAACTCTGAACTGTGCTTCTGAAGTGTTCTCAATGGTTTGTTGTTTCCACTTAGCATCTCTACCAGGTACTTGAGACCAATGAACTTCAGTTGCAACGTAGTTATTTGAATTTCTTTCAGCATCATGCCACAGTTTATAAAACTGATTCATCCCATGTGGTGTAGATATGATAATAACTTTTGTTGATTTACCAGAAGATATAGTAGGATAGACACTAGCAAAAAACTGTTCAGCAATATGATTCGGAACAAACGCGAATTCGTCCAGAAATATAATGTTAAAGGACATACCGCGAACAGCACTAGCACTAGTACTTGAAGCGAGGATCTTACTTCCGTTCTCCAACTCCAAGCTTCCTTTGTTCCACCCCACGATACCTTGTTGCATCCATTTAGGAAGATTCTCGTAAGATAGTTGTAAGCGTCCCAACATCTCTCTTGCAGTTGGGGCTTTGTTTGCGAGGATTGCGACATTTACATTATCATTAAAAAGCACATACCATAATAGGTATGCTGTAACAATTGTAGATTTACCAGACTGACGAGGTAGTTTACATATATTGAATCTGTGTTCATGAAACTTCTCTACCATTCCTTCTTGGAAATCATACATTTTAAATGGTATGACACCTTCATCAAGAGATACAATCTTGATATACTTTCTTATAAAGTACACAGGATCTTCAGCACACTTTAAATACTCAGCAACTTGTTTTTTAGTAAAGTCTTGAGCAACGTTTGCTTTCTTAAGATTAGGATTACCTAAGTATATCTCTTGTTTTGTACTCATAATACTTGTATTACTCCTTTGACATCTGGGATCTCCATCATCAATTTTCTTTCAATACCCTGCTTCAGTGTCATAACACTCATGGCACATGTCTCACATGCACCACCGAGTCTGACTTTAACATAACCATCTTCAGTCTCAACATACTGTAAAGACCCACCATCTGCTTCGATGTATGGCAGTAGTTCTTCAAGAACTGTTATTATGTTTTCGTCAGTTAGTTCCATTAGCAATCTGCTAAGTTAGGGTGCTCACCTGTAGCATAGTATGCTGCTGCATTTTCACCTGCTGACTCGCAAGTGTATTCATCTGCTACACCAGGAAATGTGGGATTGAACCCAGATCCAAAGGATCCACCTCCTCCATTATTCATTCCGAGTCCACACCCCATTAAGAGAAGGGGTGTTAAGAGTAATAGTTTCTTCATTTAGTTTCTTCGATTGCCTCCTTAATTACAGTTTTGAGTTGTCTTAGTTTCTTTTTACCGAGTCCTGCTCGTGTATCAATTTTGACCTTTAACCAATAGACGAATGCGAGTACCAGTATAAACTGGATGCCTTCACCCCATGATAGGTTCCATGCTTCATTAAGATCTAATGATGCTGCGGCCATGTAATTTCCAAATTCAGTCATAGTTCAATAATAATTCTTCTGCCTACTGTTCCATTACTACTTATAAACCTTTGATCAAGACTGGTCCAGAGTCCCAAACGATCTCCTAATTTCACGTAGCTCTTCAAAATTTTTCTGTTTAGTGCCACCATCGTATTCCCAAGCATAACCCTCCGTAATCATTTGTTCATTTAAGGAAACAGTATCCTCGCCAACATACAGCCACCCAAGAAGACGACCATACTTACCCATGCCCCCTTTGAGTTCGGTTCTAATTGTGAGTTCTTCATCTCCTTCTATTGTATCCTCTAAATGTTTCTTCATCCATTCAGTAGCATCTAATCCCAATGCCTTCTCTTCCAAGTCTCTTGTTCTCTTCTCTGGAGTATCAACTCCTGCAATTCTAACTCTTTCTTTCTTGTATAAATCAAACCCAAGATCAATGGTAACGTCAATAGTATCGCCATCGAGTACCCTATCAATCGTTACTACTCGAAAATTGTAGCAGCTCTTCCTGCTCGGTGGTTGCATTGCTCCCATTGTCAAAGTCTAGTAAAGCTCTATTTAGCATATCTTCTACTGGTTCTCTATCCTTTGCTGATTCCCAATCTCTCAATGTCTGCATTATTTTTTGCATATCCGTTGGATTCCAGTCTATGATAGAATTATTCATATCAGATTCAGGACCGAAAATAGGATTAACTATATTCTCATTCGGTACTTCTGCCCTCACTGGTGTCATCAGGAGGAGTAACGGGATTAGGATTCCACTCATCGTATTTAAATATCCAGTATATTGTAACACCAACTGCTATTAAAAGCAAGCCTATCATATTATTTATTGCCCAGACCACCTCATTCATTTCTCATCCACCTTCTTATCCACCTCGGTAAATAGAATATTGCAAATGAAGCACCCCAAAAAGTTGCTAATACTGCTATATGAAATAACCTGTAAGAATTGAATATCAATCCAAGACCTACAAGTATCATCCAAACATAATCTAAAGTACCGTGAAATCGATACCATACATTAGCACCATACTTATCAATAAATTTATCTCTCTGTTTTCCGAACCACGGTGATACGTGCCTCATCATAACAAAACCTTCATTAAAAAACATAACGAAGAATCCAATCCAAAAAATCAT